CTTCAGGCATGTCATCTTCTAGTCGTTCAGTTGCCATTACTCACCTCACATAAACTGGTTAACGATTGCATCCACGCGGCTCGGGTCGTATGCCGACACGCTACCGCCCTGTGCGTAGTTCTGTGGCGCGTTGATGCTACCCATAATTTGATCGACCTGAAACGGGTCGTACGTTGTGGGCGGTGTGCCCACCATTCCGCCCTCGGCGTAACGCGTAGACTTGACCTCGTCAGGCTGCAACGATGCGCGACCCTTCTGAGTCTTAGGCGTGCCCCGCTCGGCTTCACGCTGAACGGACTCAATCAGGTCTCGCAGCGAGCGGTTGTCAGTACCCAGCTGAATGCCGAGCGCGTTGTTGTGGGTGTCGGTCGGATAGTCAGAGCGAGGCTCGCTCAAACCCACCCAGTATCCGGCGGTGCGGAAGGGCGCTTCCTTCAACTCGTACGCCTTACCCAACAAGTCCGCAATCGTCGGATTGGTCTTCTGCGCAGCGATCGCCGAGGCGAGCATATGCCGCGCTGCATCGCGCTTGGCGTTGTCGCGGGGGCTGGGGAACATCTCCTGCGCCACGGTCTCTGAGTAAAGTCTCAAGTTGCCCAGCGTCGGGTCGGGCAAGCCCTCACCCGCACGCACCTTGCCGCCCTCGGCATAACCAGGAGCCGATTGACCTTCCCCCTTGAGGATGAAGTCTTTAGCTTCGGGTGTGAAGTTAATCTCGTAGTATGCGTCACCAATCTTTTTCGCGTCTACTCCTGGTATTTTGAGCAGGGGCTTCAAACCCTCTTTGATGATCTGCTGATCGTAGATCGGGGCGTAAGCCGAACTCTCTTTGAGCCGCACGCCGCCGATAGTCTTTGCGGTCGGGTAGTACACCGTATCAACGCCGCCTTCAAGGGCGTGCTGTATGGCTGCTTTGAAGACCGTCCCGTGCGCTTGACGCAGAGCGCCGCTTTGCGCTTTACCCTTCTGGGCGTCGGACTGGATCTCTTCGATGATCATGCTATTCGGCTTAGCCAATATCACCTCATCGCTTGACAGCACGGGATTGATGAGCTTACGAGCTTCGTCATCGGCGTTAGCCGGTATGAACGTGCCGCGCACGTGACCGATGAGACCTTCTTCATTTTCATGACCAGGATAATGCTTGTACGAAGCTCTCTGTTCTGGGTGCGACACGCCGATTTCAAAATACCCTTTCGCGGTCTCGTCTGGGTCTGTGAGCAGACGTTGAAAGTCTTGGTAGGTGTAGCCTCCAGGTTCCACCCCCATAAACCCGTGATCTTGCTCGCGCAGGGTTTGAAACGTATTATTGATCGCGTTGCTGCGTTCTTCAGCAAATAGGTCATCAATCGCCGCGCGACCGTCCGGCGTGTGCATGCCTGCTCGCCTCAAACTCTGTTGTAGTTCAGGAGACAAATCACCAAACCCTAAACGGTCGTTATGGTATTCGTCCAACATCCTGAGATTTTCGCGGTTGTGTCGCGTCCCTAGGCGGTCAAGCATACCCTCGTAGATGTTCCAACGGTCTTCCATGACCAAGTCTTCAGCTTCCTGCAACAAGTGCGCATCGGCGCTCTCAGCTGAGCTAACGAGGTCAACTTTGTTGTACTTCGACGGCGGTATGCGCTGCTCGAACTCAGCTTTAGTCATGCGCGTGTTTGGCTCAAGACCCTGATACTGCTTGACGAGGTCGTCAAAACCCTCCTGCGTCATTCCTGGTTTGCCGCGTAGCTGGTTCAAGAAATTCTCTGGCGTCTGCAGCTCTGGTCCTTTGAGGACTTCCGCTCGCGCCATGGGTGTCAGGTTCAAGTTACCTTGCGGGGGTACGATGTAAGACCTCGTAGGTGCGGTCATACTCTGCACCACGTCACGCGCAACGGCTGGCGCGGTCTGCACGAGGTTGGTACCCACGCGCTTTGCTAGGCTGGTGAGGGGCGGTGCGACCAACATCGCCGCCTCAGCCGTGTCATCGGGCAGCAGGGGGACGTTAGCCTTGTTGATGTTTGTGATCGGCTGTCCGTAGCTCAAGCGCTCAGCAGTACGAGCTAGCGCCGGTACGCCGAGGAACTCCATCGTACCCTGCATCTGCTGCGTGCGCTGCGGTGAGTAAGTCTGCTTCAAGAACTCGGCAATGCGACCGAGCGCGGCGTTCTGCGGTTGGGCTTGAACGGAGTCGCCCTTAGCGTAGTGCGTCCTGACCGAACCGCCGTCCGCCCACTTGACCTTGTCAGCCCAATACGCGGCGCTGGCTGGTCCCTTGGCGATGTTAGCCGCGTGACGCGACTTGAACGAGGCACGCTTAGCCTTCATGCGGTCGGACTCGCCCGCCTTGGGCTTACCCGCCGTGCTAGCGCCTTGCTCACCGAAGCGAATGATCTTCTCCTTGCCGTTCACCTTCGTTTTCACGATATGGGACTTGGTGGGATGGTTAGGCGTGCGCCGTGGTTGATTCAACGGCAAGCTGTCCTTGTCAACGCGCTCGGTCATTTCTTCCTCGCCGCTCTCATGTTGTCGACGAGGTTGGGATAGGGGCGTCCGGCGCTCTTTGCTGCCGCCTTTGCTGACGACTTAGCCGCTGATGAGAGCGGCTTGCTGTCGCCGAGACCCTTTGGTCGTGCTTTGTCCCAGACTGGTTTCTTAGGCTGCATACGGATTTATCCTCGGCTTGTTGGAGATGCGTGGCTCGTCAACGTCCCGTGCTCGCGGCAACTCAAACCACCCGTCGTTCTTGAGGTAGATGATCGCTTGCGTAAAGGTGTCAACATAGTCATCATGCTCCGCTACTGGGAACTTGCCCAATTGTTTGAGGAAGCTCGCCGCCCAACTCACCGGTTGACCGAGGTTCTTCCCTGATTCTGGTACCCACAACAATCCCAGCTCCAAGGTGGGGGCGGCTTGGTGCGCCCGTGATACCTTATCAGCCTGACCTGGATTATAGCCCACGGCGGGCACTTTCGCCAAGCGCAAGTCTTGCAACAGTGATTGCCCACTTGCCTTCGCTTCCACCAAGATACGATCAGGGCGCTTCGCCCGTGAGTATGGCGAGTCCTTCGTCATCCCGCCGTATTCCGTCGTCCAGTCTTTCACGGCTCGTGCCCGCAGGTCTGGATAGCTCAGGTGTTCGTCCCACGCATCAATCAGCATCGCGTTGCGTTCGCCCTTGTGCGTGAAGATCGCCCAGACCGTGCAGGCGGTCGGGTCGCCCGTGGTCTTCTCGGTGAACGCGCAGTCGTATGACTGCAGTATGTACTCAAACGGAGGCAAGCCTGATGACGCTGGCCACAAGTTGAAGTGCTTCACCTTGAGGATACCGCCCTCGCTCGGAGTCGGGTCTTGCTGCAACTGTCCTGCGGTTCCGTATGTGCCCAACAGCTGCTTCAGCGTCGTGATCTCTTTCTCGCCGAACCGCTCGGGGCAGATCAGCTCGCCCTTCTTCTTGCGGGGGTCGTACGGTCCGAGCACGGTCTTGCGTGACTTGCCGTCCCACTCCGCCGGAATGCAGATATGCTCCCAGCCCTTGATGTCCTCAAGGATGTGACCGCTGATGTCGCGCTCGTGCAGTCGCTGCATGACGGTCACCATCGCATCGGTCTTCGGGTTGTTCAGTCGCGTTGACCATACCATGTCAAACCACTCAAGGTCCGACTCCCGCATCACCTCCGACTGCGCGGCTTGAGCGCCGTGCGGGTCGTCAAGTATCAACCGCGAGCCGCCCTCACCGGTCGCCGTTCCGCCGACTGAGGTCGCGAGCCGGTAGCCGGTCTTGTCGTTCTCAAACCGCTGCTTGGCGTTCTGGTCTCCGGCGAATGCGAACATGTGTCCCCACCGCTCTTGATACCACGGTGACTGCAACAGTCGCCGCGTCTTCAAGTTGTCACGCGTGCTCAGGTTGCCGGAGTACGAGGCGCATAGGAACTTCTGAGCAGGATCAGTAATCCACTCCCACGCTGGCCACATCACGCTGACGATTGTCGACTTTGAGTGGCGCGGCGGGATGTTGATGAGCAGGCGGTGAATGTCGCCCGAGCTAACCGCCTCAAGGTGCTCGCAGATTATCTCAATGTGCCAGCTCGCAATGAACGGGATTCCTGGCTCCACCACGTGCCACGACTGCTTGACGAACTCGTACAGCGAGGCAGACGCGTTGCGGCGGTCTTGCTCCCGCTTGACCATCTCAAGCATCACAGCGGGGGACATTGGTGCGTTCATGCGCCCTCTTTGACGAACGTCCCGTCAGGCATGAGCGTGCCCTTGCGGTCTTTGATCTCAGCATACGCCTCAATCAGACACTCCACAAGGTCCAAGTCGCGCAGGGCGCAGTAGTTGATCAAGCAGACAACGGTATCGCCCACGCCGTCCTTGATCTTAGCGATGTCCTTCTTGCCCTCAGCGTCGCACAGCTCACCCAACTCGCTCACCGCCTTCAGCAGCTGAGCAGCAGGGGTGGAGTTGGGGATAATCTTGCGGGCTTCTGCCCATCTGATGATTTCAACTTCAACCTCACGGTATGAGTAAACCCTCAAATCATTCATGGCGCTCATTTTGTACCTCCGGCTTTGGCGAGCAGGCGACTCATGTTCTCAAGCTCATCGTCGCTCAGGTTCTTCAGGTCAACCGCCGCGAGTGCGATTGGACCGCCGTCAGCGCCGGTGTGCTCTTGTGTGATCTTGTCGCCGTAGACCTTCGGCAGCATCTTGCTGAGCATCCACTTGCGGGTGTCAATCTGAACCCGCTTGTGCGCGATGACGTCGCTGTTGAGCGGCATGAGCATCTTCTTGAGACGGGGTTCGCCCTTCTCATCGTACATCGGGTTGCCGTCGGGGTCCAGCGCGTGCACCGTCACCCACTCGTGGGTCTTGTCGCTGAGGGCGACAATCTCGTCAGCGAGCAACGCGTAGCCGATCTCGCGCGCATGCGCGTAATCTGCCGCGATGCCCTTCGGGTCATCCCTGTTGACCCATTCAAGAAAGCCCCCTACGGAGGGCATCCCTGCATCTTTGCAGATCGACTCAAGCGAGCGCCCGAGTTTCAGCTCTTCGCAGATACGGGCAGAGACGACGGCGCGGTCGTACTTGCGGGCGGTGGTATGCGGAACGCCTTTGTTGCGTCCGACAACGGGGGTGGTGGGGGGTGTGGTGGCCATGGTTGAGATTATACCTTCCTGTTTCAAAAAAGACAAGCCGCAAAGTTAATCGTTCGTTCGTCTATATAGAGAGGGACCGAACGAACGATTACTTTCGCCTACAAAATGACAAAGTCTGAAAATCACCGAACGATTACTCCGAACGATTACCCGAACGATTACCCGAACGATCACCTGTGTGAACCACCGAAGTCCTCACTCCGTTAGGCTGCGCTACCGTTCGGTGAACCTTCTGATCGGCTCCGGAGAGAGGACGATAGTCCCTCTCCTCCGGCGTTCCGAACGTATCCAGACAAGGCAAAAACCTAATCGTTCGTTCGGCGTGATCGTTCGAACGATTACCCGAACGATTAAACCGAACGATTACCTTCATAACCTCACTCCGCAGGTTCATAAGTCATCTCAAAGATGTCGGGCTTGCATGGGTAATGCTCGCCCTTGACACCTGTGATTATCCAATCAGCGGGGCAGACAATGTGACCGCCTTCAAGCGTGTCGATCCAGCCGTGCCTGTGCATGATGTTGCCACACTTGTCGCACTGACGCTCGCCTGCATACGCT